CGCCCAGTCCCAGTAATCGAAATAGATTGTGACCGGCAGGAGCGCCGCCAAGATCAGGGCGCTCCGCTCGCCAAGCGCCTCGCTCGCTGCCCACAGGGCCAGCGCTATCAGGCCGATTTTCAGCGGCTCATACAGCGCCGTCAGCCGGTAGGGCTTCACTCCCGGCGCCACTCGCTCCGCACAACCAATCAGCCATGGCGCCAGCACCCGGTAGACCATTGGCGCCTGGGCCGAGCGGGCGTTGACTGCATCCACACAGCCGATGCCGCAATATGGACTGCCATATGTCCCCGCCCCGATTTTGATCTGCACCCGTTCTAGCGCCCAGGCCAGAAGGAGCCACATCAGACGCCTACCCGCGTGACCATATCCGGGATACGTAACCCCTGCTGAGTCGCCGCCGCCTCGGCCATTTCCAGATGCATCTCATTGCGCGGCTTGACCATGTCGGGATGATCGGCGATCCAGCGCTGGAAGGTATCGGCGTCCACGATGTTGTTGATCAGGTGCGGGCTGGTCAGGGTCGTGTCGCACCACATCGTGATGCCGTGCTCGCGGCACAGACGACAGAACCACAAATCCTCACTGGGAAACACCCGCCGCTCTACCACCTGGCTGTAGTCATATGCCCACCAGGGCGGCGGTATCGCCTCGAATACCTTTCTGCTCACCAGGAGCGTACCGTGTCCCAGCGCGTCCACTTGAATCAAGCCATCCTGCCACTCCGCCGGCGCATAGAGCTGCCCGTCTGACCCGTAGATAAACGCACACGGCTCAAACGGCTCACCCCGCCGGAAGTGCAGGCCGCCGATAACCAGGCGGCTGGGGTCTTGCCATACCCAGCGCACTAGCTTCTCTACCACGTCTACCGGGTGGATGTGGTCGGAATCGAGCATGATCAAATGGGTAAAGTCACTCTGCAATAGCTGGTCGGCAAAGATGTTGCGATGTACGTCCGTGCGCCCGTACAGCCGGTGCATGATCGGCCAGCCCTTGCGCGCGATTTCCCAGAAGGCCAGGAAGGCATGATCGGACACGTGGCGCTCCATGGGGATCGCCACCACAACCCGGATGCCCGCCGCCGCGAGGTCAACAATGCTCTTGGGGAGAGGGCGAGGCGCGCCCGCCCTCTCGTTGTTCTTTCCGTTTTGCTCCGCTCTCTTTGCGAACCAGCGCGGTTTTCTCACGTAATGCGATTCTCTGTCAGCAGGTAGACGCCGAAGGTGTAGCCATTGGTCGCTGCGCCGAACGTGGCGACGGCCCGCACATAGCGCTTGGTCGCCCGGAAGTGGATCTGCTCATTGCCGGTCGCGCTTGTCACTTGGGTGAAGACCGCGCCGCTGATGTCGGTCGCCGCGCCAAAACCGGACGTGGTGTCCTCCTGCATCTTCACATCCAGCGTGCCGGCGGTCGTGATGACGCCCACGTCCAGGATGGCTTTCATCTGCCGCCCCAGCGTGTGCGGCGTGGTTGCTAAGTCGATGGCTGCGCCGTTGGCCGAGGTCGTGCGAGCAGCCGCTACGATCATTGGCTGCAGGGTCAGGTTGCTCAGGGTCGCCATTGTCTCATTCCTCCCGTTTATGATCTCCCCCCGGCCCCGCTGGTCTAGGGCCGGGGATCGTGAACTCCGGTCTAGCTCGTTGCGATCTTCTGCACCCGCAGCCGCCAGGGCTCCGCGCAGTAGCCGCCTACCCTCTTGCGCGCCAAGAGGAGCGTGATGTTGGTCTCGGCGTACAGCTCGGTCAGGCGCTGCACGCTGAAGCCGACGCGATCGGCGACGATGTAGCCACGCATGTCGCCGAAGGCAATCGGATAGGCGTTGGTCGTCAGGGCCGGCATGTTGACACAGCGCACGATGGGATAGCCCAGAAGCTCAGGCGCAGCCAGGCGCTCCAGCCCAACGCCGCCGATGGGGTACAGGTAGTCGCCGGAGGTCGTGCCCACCAACTTGCGGATGACCTTCTCGGTAGCCTTGGCCATGTACCACTTGGCATTGCGGTCGTACTGATCAGGCAGGGCAAAGGCCAGATCGATCAGGCCGTTCGCCGTCAGCGTCCCTGCGGCGCCAGAGGCCACGTAGGCCGGCGCTGTACTATCTACAGTTGTTGACACCTCGGACATGAAGCCCATTGGCTGACCAGCGCCAGTGCCGCTCACGAACACAGCATCCTCGCCGATGGCGAAAGCCTCAGAGAGCAGGTCGCTCGACTGCCCGACCACGTCAAAGGCTGCATCTTCGATCAGGTCGTTGGAGATCGGCATCGACGCCATTGCCGTATGCACCGGAATGGTGATGTTGCCGTAGACCGGATCGGTGACACGATGCGTTGTGGCCGAGGCCGGGCTCTCACCCGTCCAGGTCAAGCGCACGCCCGAGGTGTAGATGTCGTCAGTCGTGTAGGCGACGCGCGGCCAGCGCACGATGTCCCGGCTGGTTTGCACAACGCGGGCATTAGCCCGGATGACGGTTTGGGCGGCGATTTTCTTGACCAGCTCGGCCTGGAAGTCTTCCGGCACGAGAAAGCCGCCGGCAGAGTCCACTCCCTCAGTCAAGGTCTTGCGATCGGTGGGGCCAAGATCGCCCATACCCTTGCGCAGGTAGCCCTCAAAGGCGGCCGCGTAGCCCTTGGTCTGCACGGCCAAGGGCACGTTGTAGCGCACGGTCTTGCCGCTGACTTCGACTTCTCGCCACGCCTTGGGGTCAACGTCAGGATCGCCCTCAGTCGGCCCAGCCTCACGCCAGCCCAGGTGCGCGGCCTTCGTCCCTACCGGTTCGTTCAAGTAGGCGTCGCCGGCCTGCATCCGGTTGGCGAGATCGAGCTTGACTTTCACTTCATCGGCCTGGCCCAGGAGTGCATTGATGGCGTCGGCGTCTGCCTTCGGCATCTCCGCTTCCTTGCCCTGCCACTTCGCGGCCAGGGCTTTCGCCTCGGTGATCTTGGCCGCGTACTCATTGCGCAATTTCACAATGTCCATGTTTCACCTCATCAGGTAATAATCTGCTTCTCTATCTGCGATCGCCAGTCGCGCCAAGATGCCCGCTGTGAGTGCCTTCTGAGTGTCCTCATCAGGCGGCTCGGCAGCAAGCAGGATCTCCTGCAGCGTGGCGAGTGCATTCTTCAGTCGCTCCAGGTTGGCCGCGCTCAGCACGCGGCCAACCTTAACACCATGCGCAGCCTTGACCGAGCGCGCCAGGTCAACCAGTTTCCAGTCCGGCGGCTCCTTGTCGAAATCATCGGTGTAATGCTTCGCCAAGTGGTCGTAGACGCCCCGCGCCTCGCTATCCGGGATGTCTACCCCGCCCCGCGATCCCAATAAAGCGCCCATGGCCGCAGCCACGCCCCGCCACACCAGGACATGATCGCCACTGGCCTTATGGTGTGGTAGTTTATAGCCCGTCTTGATGTCAGCATTGTCGGCGTCTACCCAGGCGCACATGATCTTGAGATCGCTCACCTCAGCCGCAGCCACCTCAGCCGGCCCATCCCACAGTGCGCCAACATCAGCCACCGGCGTTTTCTTGTACGGGATAACCTTCTTCATGTTCATGGTGGCTGCATTCATACCCCAGTTGACCGGCGAGATGTCCCACAAGCGGAGCTCGCGCAGGTTGCGCACAGTACCCTTGCCCTCAATCTCCTCAAAGTCGAAGCGCACCGGATCGTAGCCGATGCTATTCTCCGTGATGGCGCCGCCCTTGATGCCAGCCAAGACCTCATCGCCGCGCGGCGTCTCCAGGTAACGCACCTCGCCGTATAGCCCCCCGGCGGCATCGGGATAGCGCTCTTGCATGGCCGGGGGCAGGTCATCGCGCTTGAGCTCCTTCAAGACCTGGGGCACGGCAATTGGCGGCTCGCTGGCGTCATGCTGCCATAGCACCTTGATGCGCTCCGCCCGCTCCTTGATCGTCTTGGCAAAGGCGCGCAGAAAGATGCGATCGCCGCCATCATCGATATTGCCCATCACCGCAAATATGCTCTTGACCAGCCGCTCGTCTGTGATCTCGATCGGCTGTCCAGCCAGCGCCTTGTACTCCATCGTCTCACCTCACCAGCTTGCGCAGCATCTCTTCGTAATAGCCCACAATGATATCGCGCAGCCCCCGCACGTGCTCCTGTAGCGTCCACCAGCGCCCCCGGTGCATCCATGCCTGGT